ATTAGATTATTAATTAACTACGTAACTAATATTCCATGATAACGTACCAGCAGTTCCACCAGTTGCATCAAACGTAATTGCAACGTAGTAGTAGCCGCCAGGATCAGAACTTTCTCCAGCTAGTTCCCAGACTTTTTGTCCAGTAGTAGTAAGATTAGCTACTTCGTGTCTTACGTCTGCTAATGCACCAGCATCGGCAACGGAAGTTGCGAAACAATCTTCATCTTTTACTACACCAGCTGATGTATAAAGACCGACATTGAAAGTACACGATCCACCAAATGTGTCTGATCCCACAAATAATTGTGGAATAGAAGCATTAGTTGGAATAGGTGCTAACATAACAATGTCATTATCTGTACTATCTCCAGCAGCAAGTTCGACTGTTCCTTGAGCTACTCTTAAAACACCATGCAATTCTGCTGCGTTGTTAAGAACTTGAGGACTAGCTTCGAAATTTGCTACAAGATCTGTATTTAAAGTTGTCATTTTATATTTCTCCTATGGTTGATTATGCTTCGTGACAAGGTATTTGGAAGATAGCTTTTTCTTCCATACGAACCGCACCCAAGCACATTGCGTAATAAACTTGTGTTGAGTAAGATTTGTCAGCTCTTTCAGAGATGTTAGCTTTGATGTCGCTACCGATTGCTAATTTAATAGCATCTTCAGTATAAGCAAATACAAGTCTGTCATCTGTGTTAGTTGCATCGAAAGATAATCTAGTTGACATAATGAACTCAAATCCTAAGAACGAGTTTATGTCTCCTTGCGCGAGTGCCTTCACAGTATTATAATCTGAAGAAGTAACTTGCGTTACACCTAATAGATCAGCTACTTGCTGAGGCCCACAAACCAAAAATCTTTTTCGGCTAGGATCTATATCATTATTGTCAAAGTTTTTCTTTGCAGCTAAAAGTTTAGCAATAGTCAGACCATCTGATTGATCACTTGTTGCGTACTTTTGAGTTGAAGGCAAAGCTGTTGATGTTGCACCAGCTACGCCAGTTGAAGCAGAAGCATTCATAGCTGTGATGATTACATCATCCATAGATCTATTCATTGCTGCTGCTGCATTTCTTGCATAAGCACTTGTAGGATCCACTAAACTTCTCACTTTGTCTGTGTCGTCTATAAGATCTCCCCACTCGTAATCTGCAAGAGATACTCTTCTTCTGCTATGTGGTGTATCAATTTGCGGTGTATCTCCATGACGTGAAGTCCGAAGTTGAGCCGATGTAGAAGAAATTTGTTCAAAGAACGCATTTTTTCCTACGATACTTTCCTCATCAACAGAAGATCTTAATTTGCTACCCATTTGTTGAGATAGCAATTGTACATTCGAAGAATATTGTTCTACGAATGAAGTTGTTATTTGTGAACTCATAAAAAGTTCCTCCTCTATTGTGTTAGTTTAAGTTTTCGGATGATTATCCTTGCGGATCTTCCTGAAATTTACATCGTTCAGATGTTAGTCTTTCCTAACGTCAACAAAGGTCTTGTGGATTGTCTTTGATTTTATTTGCCTAACCGAAGTTAAGCAAAACTGTTAAGCATCTGCTTCGTTATTTTTCTTACGAATTAATGCTGCTACTTCTTCAACTGCTACTGCATGAGCTGGATGTTTTTTATCCCAATATGCTGAACCTTGTTGTTGTAGTGTAGCTATTTGTTTTGTTATATCATTAGTCGTCATATAGTCAGGAGTGTCTCCTTTAACTATATCATCTTCAGATAATTTTTCAGATAAGTTTGCAAAGGCTTTAACAATCTGTGGATTGTCTCCAAGTTTACTGCCATCTGCTAACATAGTTGTATTTAAAAAATCTGCACCTAATGTAGCTGTTGCTAAATTTTTAGCTCCAGAAATTCTATTATCAAAAGTAGAACCAAACTCTTTGCGTAACTCTTGCTCAGATACTTTTCTAGCTTCTTCAGCTTTTATAGTCTGATCATTAACGCCTTGATTAATAACTTCGTTATAATATTTCATAATACCATCTGCTTGATTAGGAAGTAATCCTAACTTAACAGCTTCTTCAGAAAAACTTTTTAAAGTATCTTCTGGTACAGCATGATCTTCTGGTAAAGAATATGTATAAGCATCAGCAGTTTCTGGACTACCTAATCTTTTATAAACTTCTTTCCAATCTTCATCGGTTGCGTGTTTGTTTGGTACTGGTATTTTATCTAAACCTACCATCTTTTGTGAGTGTAGATATGATTTAACGAAGTCATCCATCTTATTAAAATTTTGTAATGACTTTTCTTCTCTATATTCTTCAGGAATAAGAGATTGAAAATCAACAACTGCGGATGCTGCCTCTGGTACTTTTGTTTCTGGTACTAAAGTTGCTGTTGTTGTTTCTGTTGGTTGTTCTGCTGTAAGCGTTGTAGTTGTCTGCGCTACATCAGGTTGAGCTACTTGCTCAGTTGTCTGATCCATAGATTACTCCTCTTTATGATTGATCATGCTTTTTATAAATAACAGAACTGTTCTCTGTCCTTCAAAAAAAGCGGTTTCGTTGTCGGCTTTACTAAATGTCGTAACATTGTAAAAGCATCTTTTTTCAAGATCATCCATAACCATTTTGCCATCGTCTGATCCAAAAACTGTTTTATAGTTTTGTATTAATTCTTTTATTTTAGTTTTACTGTTGTCGTTCTCGTTCTGCATTAGATACCGCCTGGACTGCTGGTGCTACATTTCTAGCCATTTCACTTTCAGCCATCTGTTGTTGCATTTCAGCTTGTTGTTGTTGTGCCTCTGCTTTCTCTTCCGCTAATTGTTGAACTTCCTCATCCGATCTAATCATCGTTGCTGGTAACCCAAGTATTTTTATTAAATTTTTAATTAATCCTGGAGGATCTATATAATCTAAAGTTTGTGGTGCTAATTGAGATATGTTTCCAAATAATTCTAAACCTTTAACAATAGAATTTAATTCTTCACCTCTTTGAGCTAAAGCCATTGGTGATACATATTCAACTTCTACTTCTTGGTTTAATAAAATTTCTGGAGCTTCTGGAAATAAACCATTTCTCAACATAATATTAAATATTCTAATAATCATTGGTTGTAATAATTCAGATTGTAATCTTCCTAATACTGGACCAAGTATTCTCATCTTCTCTTGATTTCTTTGGACAACTTCAGTTGCTGTCATATTACGGTTTTCTGTAATTAATAATTGATCAACATGAAATATTTGTGAGATAGCTTGTCGTCTCTGATCTTCCATATTTAAACCTAATGGATTATTTGCACCAATATTTAAAAATTCAATTTTATCTCTACTTCCGCTTCTATAATAATTTATACTTCCTGGAGCCATTCTAATTGGCATTAGCATCGAATCGTCTGGTACAATCATAGGAGGATCAACTTGCTTCGCTGCTGCCTTCATTCCAATTTCTACCATCTTATTTAAAACTTTCACATCGCTGAGCGCCGACATTGCTGGAGATCTTCCATAAATTTCATTAGATGCTTTTAAATATCTTGGAACTACATAAGGAAATTCTCTAAAACCGCCTTCTGAAATAATATGTCCACTATCATATTCAAAGTAACAAGAGACATAAGGCATATTTTGTTTATCCTCTTTTCGAGGATTATACATATCTCTAGGTTTAACAACATGACATAAATCTATATCTTCAAATTGAGATTTCTTAAAAGTGTTTTGTACTTTTGAACTTAAATTTTCTAAACCAAATTTTTCTACAGTTGCTTTAGCAGTCATTTTAAATCGTCTGTAAATACAATTAACCAATCCTTTAGCATCTTCTGAAATATAAATTTCTTTTATATGTCTTGATGAAAACCGAATGATGTCGTCTTTATCTTCTTCTATTTGTAAACATGAAGTACCAAAACCTATAAGGTCAAAATATGTTTCGAAAACTTCTTGTTGAAAATTAGATCTTGATATTGCTAGATACATTTTATCTGTAACATCTTCTAACCATTCTCTAGCTTCATCATTTTGATTAACGTTTGTTTCTTTAAATCTTAAACCAAACCATCTATTAACTGATGATGTTAGCATTCCATGTAAAGAACTTGCTAATAATTCTAATGAATGAATAGCAGTACCATCAAATATAAGCGTATTTCTTTTATCGCCTTTAGGTCTTTCTAAAGTAATATCGGCTTTTCTAGGTAGCATATAATCAGCTACTTCTTGCCAATGGACCTCCCAGTTAGATCTTTTCTCCATCAATCTTGACAGATTGTTTTTAAGATCTGCTGCTTTTTTTCTTAATTCTTGATCTTGCATATTATCCTAATAAGGTTTTCTCACTTAATTTGTAATCTTTAGCTAATGTTTTTTTAGCTGTAATGTTAGTTGCTCTTCTACCTTTTCTTTTATTTTTTAAAAGAATTTCATCAGCTGACATTTCTGTTGTTGTTGGACCTTTAACTTCATTAGCAGCTTGTTTTTGTATTTCTGCTGGACCTAAAATTGTAGCACTTGTAGTTGAAGCTTTTGCAAGTTCTATTCCTTGAGGATTATTGTCTCCACCATTTCCACCAGTATTTATTTTAGGTGGTGCTTTGTAATCTATTTTTTCTTTAGCTTCATTATAAGCATAGACATCACCTGATTTACTTTTTCTATTTCTTTTTGGATCAAATGCTTTTGCAACTCCTTTAAGAATAGCTCCAGTAACTCCACCACCTTTAATAAAATCTCCTACTTTTGAAATTTTACTTTTAGGTTTTGAATAACCAAATTTTGTTTTGTTATTATTTCCACCACTTGAACTTGATCCTCTACTAAATCCGCCCATGACTTATCCTAATAAAGTTTTTTTACTAATCTCATCTTCTTCGCTTTCATTAAGACCAGAGTTAGTTGTTAATATTGTTGATGATCTACCTTTACGTTTTTTAGCAGCTTTTTGAAGATCTCTAGCTACATCAATCTTTCTTTGCTCATCATCGTAGTTAGGAACTTCTGCTGGTTCTGGTAACTTAATAATTGGAGCTGGTGGAGCTTTCGGTGTAAATAGTTTGGCAATGAATGACATAGTTATATAATTTGGTAACTGCTATCAGCTACTCTTTGTAAGTTTTTGTTAGTTGTTTTGTTTTCTTCAATTCCAGTTGCAAGACAGCGTAAAGCATCCATCATGTGGCTCGACCAATCGTGAACGGGTTTTGGTTTAAAAATTCTTTCCTTATCATTAAATTTTCTATGATAATGTCTGAGTGCAATAAGTAGATCTGAACAATTATCGCTATCAATTCTACATCTTGGTAAAAGCATTTTAACAGCATGAATACCATCTTCTAAAATTAATCTTGGAG